AGTCCCCTGATGAAGTATAAGGGAGAAACACTTTAATACTTTTGACCCTGAACCATGGCGGGTCGTTAAAACAATTGAAAAAATGGTCGCTAGCAAATGCGTTAATCTATATGTTAGCCACGGATATCCTTGCATACCCAACACGCTCATCCTATGAGTAGTGTAGAGGTTGACAGGACTGAAACGTGCACAAGCTCCCTTAGACAACATCGCAATGGATTAACCACCAGCGGATAGTGTAGCGACATGCTATAGTTTAGGGTCAGGTGGTCGTGGTGACTTAAAATACCTGAGTGAGTAAAAAAAGATAACCGCAAATGCATTTGCCAAGCTTTCAAAAGCCCCAAGATTCGTTCTGGGGCTTTTGTTTTGCCTGCGCCAGTGCAACGTCTACAATTTTAGAGGTCTGCGCCATTTTACCAGTGCGAACGCAACTTGTCAAGTGTGAATTCTCAGTTCTGACCCTAAACCGTAACAATAAGCGCAATTTGTGGCACCCGCGACCGATTGCGACAAGACGCAAAAAAGCCCGATTAACGCAAGTTAAACGGGCTTTTGTGTTTATAGGGCTGATTTGCTCAGTTTAGGGTCGATTCAGTCAATTTAACTTCAATTAACTTAAGCACCTGCTTATTAACCTTTTCCAGCGATTCTAGGAGCTCTTCATCGCACCCTAGCAGCAGAGCAATGTGCTCGATATGAGCTGACTTCTTGATTGGTACCTCACCACGCTTGTTGACATACTGCTTTTTGGCATACACGCCCAGAGAGCTGAGCTTAGCTATTACACTGCGTTCTGGAACATCTAATGTGCTAGCTAAGGTAGCTACAGGAATACCTGCTTTGTAATCTTCAATTAATTTGTCTGTAATTTCTTTTGTATATTTCATTTTATTAACCAAGGTAGTTCTTGCGAAGTATCTTTTAATACTAATGTTTCTTTTGACTCTGGCTTTTTAAATACTTCGTACTGTATTAATGGCTTCGGCATGTTATCCCAATTTTTTGGGTCTAAAATCATTAGCTCGTGTCTGTGTGTAGGATGTGCTAACCAGTTTTGGCATAACATTGTTTGTGTTAATTTAGGTAGGTGACCAATTTCAGTATCCTGAATACCACTTAAACTCCAAGTAGTTTCACTAGGCTTTAGTTGACCTGCTTTAGTTCCCGATCTTTGTGTAAGTCCTTGATTTCTAATCTCCAGCAATCTATCTGACCCTAAATTGTCATAACTGCTATAATCTACCACAATTGCTTCTAAGAGGTCTCTATGAATAACATACTCTAGGTGATCTAAGCCCTGCCAAGCACTATAAGGTACTCCCTGATAAAGTTTAAACCCCGCTAAAATTAGTGGAGTTAGTATTGAATACTTAGGGTTAGCTATCTGCTTCTTTATCATCTTCGATCGTTTAATTCTGCTCAGCTTCCACAATTCTTGCTGTTTAGGGTCACTGCAGTTGTGCTTTATAGTTGCTAAACAATCGATTTGACCACTGCTAGTAATCAACTCCCACCTGCCAAAGTTTGCAACAAGTTGGGGCAGCATCCAAGATTCGAAGCGATCGAGACGATTATCATCAGCCCACAAATCAAGTTGAGTTTGTTCCAGTTTAACGATATCTTTAAAGTCATTAGCGTATATATCTTGTTTTTTAATTTCAATCATAATTTTTTAGTAATGGTGTTATTTTTAGATACAATTATCCCAACTATTAAGTGGAATGTCATTATTGGCTTGACCCTAAATTGTGGAAAATAAGTAAATTATGGGGCCCTCGTTAAATCGTCCCATATTGAAATATTTCCACATTAGGCTAAGCCAATTGAATTCCACTAGTCTTAAACTTCATAAGTTATACTAAATTATATCACATCGAGCAAATGAAGTGCAAGTTAATTTTTTAGTGTGGAGATTACTTAAGCAAAACATTTCTCTTTGTGATTATGTTGTTATTAGAAGCGGTCATGTTTATGTAATTTAGGTTCTCAAGCGCACTTACGATAGCTAGCAGGTCTTCTAGTTCATTAACTAAATCTTGTAAATTAGTAGTGTCTCTATCTGGATGTTTATTGTTGATGCCAAAACGCCTGATTTTGCTAACTGCCTGAATGCATTCAGCGGACTCTTCTTGCAGTTTGTCTAAGAGATAACTTATATGTTGTTCTTTGGACCTGTAGTTGATTAAGTCTTGCATTGGAGTGGTGTGCATCATAGTCTATTACCTATAACGACTAGTGCAATACCTAGAAAGACTGCTAAATTAGCTGCAACGGCAAGTGCTATGATAATGGCTAGCGCTTTTAAGTTTTCAATCATGTGTGTCCTTGTTAATACTTTATTATAACACAAAAACAAATAGCCAGCAAGTCAAAAACTGTGCTGGCTATTTAATTCATTTAGGCTTTTTCTTTGGTTTAGGATAAGGCCATGCTTGCTCTTGCGGCAGTTTAGGGTCAAAGGTACCTGGCTTAGGTTTAGGCTGATTGTTAGGCAGCTTACTAGGTTCATTGATGTGTGTGATAGGTTTATTAGGGTCTGGTAGTTTAGCCATTATGGTTTCTTTGATGTAGGGAATGGCCAAGCTGCTTGAATATCTTCTTTAGCTTGTGGCTCTGTTGGTTCTTGATAAGGTGCAACAGGCTCAATTTTATACCAGTACACAAATAGTGCAATAAATATTACTATTGCACAGATAAATAACACAAGTTCAGTTGTCATAATTAATCCCATAAGTTTTCATAATATCTGCCAAACAGTCTAAAGCCGTTTGAGATACGATTCTGTTCTACCTGCATACCTTCATAGTCACATTTATAAGTGTCTTTAGGTCCGCTAATAAGTCGGTGCATAGTAGGCTTGCCATTCTCATCCCAAGCACTAGGCTCACTGCTCCAGTCATGCTCACCGCTGCTGTACTTATCTTGCCAAGTACCATCACGTTTTGCTGTGAAAGCAAAGATCATTTCGTTAAGAACCCAGTCCCAACGAAGAAAGTGATTCTCATCAGTGTCCCACTCTTCCTTTAGTGGCGGAGCACTAGTACTTTTGAGGTTGTCAGGTACATCCGCATCATCAACGTAGGGCGCTCCGTGCTTCGTGGCTTGAAGCTGAACAAGCATTGGCACAATAATATGTGAAAGAGTATGATCCATTGACCAAGTATCGTACTTGTCGATTACAACATACATCTGACGACTGCGTTTAGACTCAATCCAGTTACAAACTTTGTTGAGTGTGCTATCGCTACCATCCTTGTTCTCAGCAAGCCAAGTGCCAAAACGGTGAACAAAGTCAGGTTTAGACTTCATGCCATACTCATCCTTGGTATCTTTAGCCCAAAAGCAAAGCATTTCAGCAATCTGATAAGGGCCAATCCAGGAATGGTATTTGCCGATTTTAACTTTCATTAAGTTCTCCAAATAATTGTTTATAGTAGCCGTCTAAATTTAACTCAGCACGATCAAATACTTCTGCAGGACTGGTAAGTTCAGGATCTAGACCCTCAACCGCACAAGCCCAATCACTAAGAATACAACGAGTTTCATTACTAATGCTACGAGCACCCATTTTATATGCTTGACGCATAAAATTATCTAATACGTCTACATCAGTATTAAAACTACGCATAGCAACCATACAACGATTACTACCTTCTTGTGGATAAGGCTCTTCATAGAACCATTTAATAAATTCTCTGTCAAGATTGTAAGGACGTGTCATTTTATTCAATCGGAGTAATAAATTTAAAAACCTGAGTAGCAATATTGCCATTACGAATACTGCCACGATAGTTTGTAGCATCGTCTAACTCTACTTCATAAAGTGTAATTATTTTAGCAGTATCATGATAAAATATTTGTACGTCTGTGTGCATTATAAGCTCTTTAAGATTAGCCTCTAGTGCATTAGGCAACGCAGGAGGATTTAATTTTGATAACTGTGCATCTCTAACATTGATAACTGTACCAGTAAATAGACCTTCAATAGCCTGAATATTAACTCTAGTACCTATATTAATAGTTTCTGCCATTATATCTCCAATTTACTAACATCAATTTTAACAATACTTTTAGGTACTATAACTGCTTTTGCCCCTACTTCTAAATTAGGGTATATGCTAGGGTTGTCTAAAGCTATAAAACATTTCTGTTCTCTAGCTTGAGTACCACTTCCTATAATAGTACCAGTAAACTCCCCTTCGGGCAATTCAATAATTACCTTGGTATTTATTGGTATATCAAAAACTATTGAGTCCATTAAGTTACTCCAAACTGTTGTTTTATATCAAAAGTACGATAAAGATGATTAGTAATCTTAGCATCGACACAATTTACTACACCTAAATCATGTGTAGTTATTGCACAATGTTGAGCATTAGCAGAACCAATCTCATCTATTACATCTTTGATAATTAAATAAGCAAACTTTTCAATAGCTTCTTTTTCATATATACCTAAATGATCCCAACACCCTTGTGCTGTTAGTCCTGCTAAATACATACAGTGTTCAATTCGTTTGTTCATTTTGTTTTGTCCATTTAAATAATTTATAATAGTATTTGAACTGAATCGGGTAGTGTTCAAAGTTGGGTAGTTTATCACCATATTCTGCTATCATACTATTGTAAATTTCTAAGGCTTCTTCATCAGTCATCTACTAATCCTAATGTTAGTGGACTATGGTCTAAGTATAGTCCATCATAAAAATATGCGTCTTGGTCACAAATAGTAACCTGCAAGTCGCTGTGGTTTAAATCATAGTCTACATACGAAAAGTCTGTACCAGAACTATACACACGAAATACAATTTTAGGTGCATTGTCATCAATGAACACAGGAATTAAAATTCCTGTTGTACCGTTTGCTGAAACTGCTTTCATGAATAAACTCCCGACGCATGATGCATTAAATAATCGTATACTTTATTCAAATCTTGTTTAGACATTTGCTCTGGTGTTATATTATCAAACGCTAAGTTAGTGCTTGTCCACCATTTACAAGCCATTTGTTTACCTACTAGTGCAACGACTAATACTTGACAACGCTTTAACATTTGGTCATTTGTCATTAATATGCTCCAGTACTATTATCAATAGCATGACAAATTTCAGGCAAAAAGTTTTGTAATACTTTGTCCAAATCACCATCACCATGCTTTTGCGTATTACGCACAGCTTGATAAATATCATCCAGTAATGCAAGATATTGTTCTGCATTAAGATAAATACGTGCTTGTTCAGCACTTTCACATTTAATTGTAATATCAAACATATTTAACATCTCCGCCTTTAGAATTAATACCAACCAGATCACGCATATTATAAATAGGCACATAATTAGATTTGTGCATAGGTACGACAGTATGTTTGTGAGCACGAGCACGCAGCTCGCCACACTCCATACAAAAATGAATACCTAAAGCCCAACGACCTTTAGCAACAGATTGTCCACAACTAACGCAATTATACATAAGGTTCTCCAGTTAAATTATAATATATTATAACTGAAAAGACCCTAAACCGCAATATTAAGATTGTCGACCTAATTTAATTAACTGTTCAGTAAGAAAATGAATTCGTTTCTTATAATGATTAACTGCTTGGCGTTGACCTGGAAGCCACTCTGGACTTAATACAAGCGCTAACTCTTCGTGTGGCGTAACTAATATAGTTTTTAGTGTATCGTCACGCCATCGTAATTTTTCACAGAATATAGTAACTATCTCAGGTTTAAAAGTGTCTAGATTAATTTCGTCTATATCTTCTAAGTGCAGTTCTTCAGGAGGCATGTATACTGCTACACGAGCACCACCTTGTTTCTCCATTTGGTCTAGTAACCATTGTGGTAGATCTAAAATAGTTATCGGCTCAAAGTCCGTTGTGTAAAGTACTACTTGCATCTTTTTTCCTTAAAGTGTACGAACCATCTTTATTATCCGTCCAGTCGATAGTATCGTCAATTTCCCAGCCTAATTCATCCCACAACTCGTCAGGAATCCTAAAGTACATTTCACCACTAGGATCCATCTCAATCGTTGTTTGGTACATCATTAAAAAATGCTTTCATGGTTACGGGAGCAATTATACGTAAGTCTTCTAAAATTTTACAAGCAATGTCTCTATGTTCACGTTGCGTACTTGGGTCTAGTCGTTGCTTTAAGTAAAATATCCAGCTACGCATACTACCATTCATGTACATTCTGCTCATGGTTAAACCTTCAGGCAAAATGGCACGGGCTTGCTCTTTAGCAATACCTAAACTAAGTGCATAATCATAGTTTTCTTGAGCTTTTTTCATAATGCCAGATTGTAACTGTTCCCACTGATAAGCAATACGCCTATCATCATCACTATCATGAAGGTTTAATTGCACGCTGTTTTGACGATTTTTAGGGTCTTGCAAACGTGCTTCTCTATGCACGAATTCGCCTAATTCGGTTACATCAGCATATCGCTGTGAAAATTCTTGAAAACTAAATGATCTATGGCGTAAAATTTGACGACCAATGTCACGTGTAGTATTAATCTCTACACATACATTAGCCATTTCAAAAGGACTAGTATGTCCTTCACGCATCATATACTGTAGTAATCCCGCAATTTTTTCATTAGTTTGATTGTCAGGATTACTTACTCTAGCCATATAAGCTATTTGTTTATCAATATCGGGCGTTGCCCATACTATTTTTACACTTTGTGTCATATTGTAATTTGTAAATGTGGATTAAATTGGTCACGGGTTTCGTAACCATAGTAGCCATGTGGATTGCAAACCAATCTAGTATCACCAATTATCATGTCCATGGGATCATGTGTATGACCAAACAGCCAAGTAGTATTTTGCAAACCTTGAATGTACTCACCAAGATCATTAGCAAAATAACTATTCAACAAGTCTGGACCACGATATCTAGGATGAATGCACTCTACAGCGGGAAGAAAGTGTGTAACAATAACCTTTTTGTATTCAGGAAACTCGTTGTAAGCAAACTGAATACCTTCTAAATCGTTATAAAATCGTTTAGCAGCTTCATTAGTACTAAAGTCTTTAATAACTTTAAAGTCACTAATTCTGCTTTGACAAGCCATATGTGCAATACGATCATCACGAAAGTTAGTCCATAATGTACCACCACAAAATAATACTCCCTCTAAGATAACCATGTTATCATTAGAATTCGTAAAAGCGTATACACGATCCCAGTACTTGGCATCACTAAGTATGTCATCTAGCTCAGCATTAAACTCTTTAATAGTACTGCCATAAAATTCATGGTTACCAGGAACGTAAACAATTTTAGGAAAACCAGCTTCTAAAAATTTGTCAATAGTATGTGCTACATTATTAGCACCCACGGCAATATCTCCAGCCAAAACCAACACATCTTCGCCTTTATACTCCATAAAGGTTTCTGTATACATTGATTTTGAACGAAAAAACTCGTGGTGCAAATCACTAAGTAATCTGATTTTCATTTTGGTTCTCTGTTAATTGTTTCAAGCCTTTATTATATCATAATAAGCTTTCTATAGCAAGTGTAAAATTATTTAGTTTTTGATTAATTATAGAAAATATGATTTCCTATAACTGCTACTATAGTTTTAGTTTTTGCCCATTTAGGGCTTACTTGTTTAGTGTGAAAATAAAGTGCGTCAATATTAGGTATTAGTATATGTCCATATAGTATACCCTTAGCTAAAGCTTGGGCTTCTTTCCAAGCAGTGCCTTCTCTAACTTTATAATCTGTGTGTGTCCAGCTAAACTGTTTATGAGCATAAACCACTTTACAAATGGTTTTATCAAAAAGAGTTCCGTGATTTGCACGATTTAAGGTTACCTTAGCAACTGCAAGTTTACCACTCATAGGTTCTCCACGAGATTCAAAGTAAATGTTCTTAGCTAAGCATACAATATCTTGTTGAGTATAGTTTTTGTTTGTATAGTATTGATACCCCTCAATGCGAGGTATAGTAATTGTAGATGTTATAAATGCGGTACTCAATATTGTGATACTTGCTAACTGTTTAAAAGTTAGCATATAAGATCCTTTCTATATTTTTTAAGGTTTTTCCTTAAACTGTAATAAAACGAAATTTCATTATATCACTTAACCACACAATTGGCAAGTTAATTTTTTATTTATGTAATAACCTTTAGCACAAATTTACTTGAAAATTATTATCCTAAGTGATATAATGTAAAGAATCACAGGATTTATTTATGGCTCAATCAAATTACACAGAAGAATTAGAACGTATAGTAGTACAAGTATTGCTACCTGTTTTTGAGAAACACGTTAAAGAACGCGGGTATCCAATTATGCAAACAGAAATCCCCCCAGCTTACTTAACTAAGTTTAAAACTAAGAAAGTTTTGCCTAGGCTTTTTATGCCTAAAGAAAAACAAACTTGAATTAATAATTAAATTGCTGTATAATAACATATAAACTGATACTTTAAGCCACCAAGATGGTGGCTTTTATCAAGAGTGCCCGTCAGGGGCTCTTATTTTCTTAATCTCGCTTAACAAGGAGAAAAAATGACAAATCTTAGCATTGGTCGTATAGACTTTGCACCTCTCAATCGTGCTTTAATTGGTTTTGATAGAATGTTTCAAGAAGCAGAACATCTATCAAGTAGTAACTATCCGCCACATAATATAATTAAATTAGATGATTATAATTATGAAATAGAGTTAGCTGTTGCTGGTTTTAAACGTGATGAACTCACAGTAGAACTAGACGAAAACGAATTAAAAATTACTGGAGATAAAACTGATAAGAATGAAACAACGTATTTATACAGAGGCCTAGCTTTCCGTAGTTTCGTAAAATGTTTGCATCTTGCTGATCACATTGAAGTTAATGATGTAGAACTAAACGAAGGTATTCTTACAATTAAATTGGAGAGAGTCATTCCTGAAGAACTTAAACCCCGAAAATTAAAAATTAATTAAACAAAGGGCAGGGAAACCTGCCCTTTTCTATCTGTAAATTATTATGCCTAAACACGACGAAACCCTATCTTTTACTAATCCTGATACAGGAGATACAATGTACGTATCTGCCAAAGAACAGATTGAACTAAAAACAATTGTAGGTGAAATGCCTAAAGGTACAGCACTAAAGTTTGATAGTGATAAACTACCATTACATTTATTGAGTACAGAAGCAATGAACCAAACCGCAGCAGTGCTTGCATTTGGTGCAGAAAAGTATGCAGAACACAATTGGCGCAAAGGCTTTGTGTGGAGCCGACCCTTAAGCGCAGCAATGCGACATATTACTGCGTTCAACGCAGGTGAAGACAAAGACCCTGAGTCAGGACTATCGCACTTAGCTCACGCAGCTTGTTGCATTATGTTCTTGCTCGAATTTGAGAAAACTCGTCAAGAGCTAGATGACCGATATAAACCTTAATTACAAAAGACTTGCTAAAGTATTAAATAAAACACGCAAGTCTTTAACCCAAACTTGTTATGATTTGGGAATAGATATAGATGAAGTAGAAGACTACATACTAGTAAGCATTATAGATCAATGCTCACACTGTAGTATATGGTCGCAACAACTAATAAAAGATTTAGACGATAACCCTGTATGTCCTGTTTGTGTAAGGCTAACAGGACTTTAGTGAGAATATAATGTATAAAGAAAATAGTAGTATAATGTTCCAACAAGGCACTAAAAATGCTGCAATCTTTAAAACTAATGCTCCTTACGCTAATGAGTATCAGGGGCAAGGTCCCCGTTGGCTATTTGTATGTAGTGCAGGATTACTTCGTAGTCCAACAGGTGCAGCTATGGCAATTAAACGCGGCATTAATGCTCGTAGTTGCGGTAGTAATTTTAATTTTGCATTGATTCCTTGTAGTGCCAACTTAATTAATTGGGCAGAAAAAATTATATTTGTTAATGGCGAAAACTTATGGCAATTAGAAGATAATTTTTTAGGGCATAAAGACTTGTTAGAACAAATTGAGCAAAAACAAATTGTTCTTAATATTCCTGATAACTTTGAGTATATGGATACTGAACTGCAAAGTTTCTTTGAGAACGAATTATTCTTGTTACAAGGCATATAAAATACCGGCCTTAGTATAATGGATAATACAGCAGTCTTCTACACTGTGAATATGGGTTCGATTCCTGTAGGCCGGACCAATAAATTCTGTCTTGACGCTGTAGTTAAACAATAGTATAATATATACTTATTGGAGAAAACTATGACAGGATATACCAAAGAATTTTTGATAGCCGCTTTTGTTAGTAGGTACGAGTCACTAGGATTAGATGCTATTGAACAACAACAAAGATTAGCTGAGGCGTGTTGGGATATGTATCCTAAAGAAAAATTTAGACAATACTGCAGCTTAGATGCAGATGCAATTAAACAATACAAACAAAAACTGGAACAACAATGAGCATTTATACACCAGATCGTTGGCAAGTAGTATTACTAAAAAGTAAGAATGATTCAATTAAAAAAGTATTTGCTGGTTGGTATGGCGGATATGCTAATGGTGATAGTTGGAAACTTAGTAGTGGAATTATTGGCACTAAAGAATTTGAAGATCGTTATGAGTTTTTAAATTATAGCGGCAGCCTTTATGTATGCTATAAAACTAATCAGGGTATGAGTGGATATATGGGTAGTATTATGCATGGCTGGGTTGAATCTTCAAAAGAAGACCCTAGCGTAAGTATTCGACTTGTAGACTTAGAAACGGAAACAATATGACACAAAAAATAGCAATTAATAAAGATTTTGGTGGGTTTGCAATTAGCGACCAAGCATTTGAAATGTTTTTATCATTAAAAAATATTGAGTTTGAAGCTACTGAAACTAGTAGTGCTTTTATTGGTAAAAACTATTGGGCAAAAGGTCACGCTGAAGATGAAGAATATTATTTAAATCAATATGAATTATGTAAAGAACGTGACGATATTCATCTTATCGCAGTAATTGAAACACTTGGTGAGTTAGCTAATAGTAATTTTGCTGATATTGCAATTGTAGAAATTCCTGATGATGTCAAATGGCATATTCATGAGTATGATGGTATAGAGTACGTTGCTGAAAATCATAGGACATGGCGTGCCCCACACATTTAATCAAAATATTAATCGTATAGGCTTTGCTTGTAAAATTCAAGATACTACAGGTAAAGCCGACCCTAAACTGAACACAAAGACCACTACACTAACTTGGCTTAACAGTCAAACACGCGATAAGAGTGTGCAAAAGCTAGAATTAATCATGCAGAATAACTGTATGGCATTAAAACAGCAAATGCATTGGCTAGCGAAACAGCCACCCAATCAGCGTATGTTTCGTATTAGTAGTGATCTTTTTCCTGCGTACACTCATGACGATTGGGCATGGTGGTACTACGAACCAAACCAAACAAATTATTTAGAAAAACACTTAGCAGAAGTTGGCGAGTTAGCTAGACAGAATGATATCAGACTGTCTTTCCACCCTGGTCAATTCTGCGTATTAGCTTCGGAACATGATGGAATTGTTGATAATAGTATCAGGGAGTTTGAATATCATACTGACGTCGCCCGTTATATGGGTTACGGCAGATCTTTTCAAGACTTTAAATGTAATGTACACATCGGTGGTAAGCGGGGACCTGCTGGAATTCAGGCTGCTCTAAAAAAACTTAGTACTGAAGCTAGAAATATTATTACAATCGAAAACGCAGAGTATACTTGGGGTCTAGACGCAAGTTTAGAACTTATGCTTGACTGTGCATTAGTGCTTGATATTCATCACCATTGGATTGCAACAGGCGAGTATATTGAACCAACAGATGACCGCTTTCAAGCTGTAGTAGAGTCTTGGCGGGGTGTACGTCCTGCTGTGCATTATAGCGTGAGTCGTGAAGATATTATCATAGACCATGATCCTAATACTAAACCAAACTTAGTTGAGCTAAAATCTCAAGGTTTTACTTCAACTAAATTACGAGCGCACAGTGAATACTACTGGAATAAGGCAAGTAATAATTGGGCCTTGACATTTTTGCCTTATGCTGATATAATGTGTGAGTCAAAACAAAAAAATTTAGCGAGCCAACAACTAGCAGATATGTTATGAGATATGACCCTAAGCAAAGCTATCAAGACTGGGCTAGTCGTGTAAGACTATTCGAACAAGGAGCTGCTATGCAAAGAATAGCCTTAGGGGACGATATAGACAAAGTAATGCAAGACATGGCAAAAAAGATTACAGATAAGATGTTGCATCCTATACTAAAAGCAATACATGAAGATTCTAGTAAAATTGATTTAGAAAAGTTTGAGCGTGATAAATTAAATTATTACGTAACAATGGAACAGGTGGGTCTTAAATCTGATCATGTTTTAAGTTAGCTCAGCACTTCACTGATAAAGAAGACTGGTCAGCTGTATTCAACTGGCTAGTGCTTTGCTAACTTTTTCAGTCCGTGTGTAGCGCAGTCTGGCAGCGCTCCTCGTTTGGGACGAGGCGGTCGGAGGTTCAAATCCTTCTACACGGACCATTTTAGTTTGTATACTGCTCGATTCCGATTCAGTTGCGGAGCTTTGGGAACAAAACTGTGTATGTTTTCTAGATACACATATACTATAGTTCTGAGTCTATATAGGATAGCGTAATTAACTATATAAAGTAGACCTTGCCCCTTAGCGGGGGTTGCAGTAAACAGTATACAATCTAAAATGGAGATATTATGAAACCTAAAAAGAAACCCCCACTTTCGGCTATTAAACCTGAACCAGGACCACATGGTCCAATTCCAGAAGGAAAAAATATGCAGCCTATTTCTCCCGTACAACCAACTAATCCGTACCACTGTGCTACTTGTCAATGTGCAATGTGCAAAGGTATGTACCCTAACTATAAGTAAGGAATATTATGAAAATTAAATCAATGGAAGCAATTCCAACAGCTATTGGTGTGCCTTATGATGAAGGCTATGCTGAGATGAAAGACCCTAAAACTGGTGCAGATATTGGTGATTTAGCCCCTGGAAGTATTGAGTTAATGCCAATTATTATTGCTAATCGTGATGCTGGCACTACGCATACGGGCGACATGGGCCGACTAGGTAAGTCAGAATAATTTTAGCCCCCATAGTCGTGTTAAGGCTCAAAAAGACGCGACCTTTTATTCACACACAACACAGGAAAACATTATGTTTACACCAGAATTTTATATTGATTTATTTCAATCTTCAAAGCGTCAATTAACTAATCAAGTTTATAAAGACGATACCCTCAACAAAGCCTGTAACGCATTTATTGACGCTCAAACAGCGTTTGCTAAAATGATGGCTAAAAATTACATTGATTTGTCTGCACATTCTGCCGATGCAATGACGAAAGTATTTTTTCCTCAAAAGGACTCAAAATGAATCCGTTTGAAATTCGTGCAGAAATGCTTAAAATGGCTCAAGAATACTTAACTAAACAGCAAGAGATGAATTTAGATTTTGCTGGTCGTACTTTTGAACAACTTGTAAAAGAAGGTAAGAAAGTAGCAGAAGATTGGCAAACTTATGCTCCTAAAATGCATACACTAGAAGATGTAGTTAAAGAAGCTCAAAAATTATATGGATTTGTTAAAGATGTTAAGTAATTTAATGCAACGTCTACAAGACATATTAAAGCCTTACACATTAGATGACTTCATTGCTGATGGTAATCCTCAAGATCATAAAGATGTAGAACGATTAGAAAAAATTTGGCACGATTATCAAAACAAACGCTTTTTTAACACTTGTTACTAAAATATCGCGGGGTAGGTCTGGTCACTAGCGAGGTCTCATAAGCCTTTGCCATCCTTGGTTCGAATCCAAGTCCCGCAACCAAACATGGGCTGAAATAACGCCCCGTGCAGGTGAAATGCCTGTCCTAAACTAAGGTTTAGGTTTGCCTATATTATATTTTGACCCTAAGTCAAAGCAGATGAAGAAACCAAGTGTGTGCACACGCAAAAGTTTCAGGACTTGATCCCATCTATGCCTGCCAGACAAAGTGTTTTATAGGTAAACCTAAACCTTTATTTTATGGAGAAAGAAAAATGAGTGATGGTGGTAAAGGATCAAGCCCAAGACCTATTAGTGTAACTAATGAAGAGTACGCTAATCGTTGGGATGCTATTTTTGGTAGAGATCAAATAACTGAAAAAGCCAAGCAAGAACGTGCACTAGACGAAATGGTACGTATTAGTCAAGAAATGGGATTGTATGATGACATTTATGAGTTTGATAGTTTTACTAAAATTTCATAAATATGCTAAGTAATAAACTTAAAGAAATTTATTTTGATTATACAGTTGAAGTATATCAGTTTTTATGTTTGTTTTTTGCAGTTACAGTATTAATACTATTAGGTATACTAGAATTTAAAAGTGGCGTTATGGAAGGTTATAAACACTCACTAGTTTTACTAAAAACTCGTAGTGACCAACAAGTTAGAGAAATTACAATTCTTCAAGAACAGTATAAACTTCAACAACAAGAAGTTGCTCAATTAAAAGCTAGAGTTGTCTCTGCTGATAATAATATTCGTAAAGATATAGAAGATTTGAAGACAAAAGTAAATCCGCCTATTAAACAACTTAAACGTCAATAGGCTATAAAAATTTTCATTTGAACTCTTAATCAAATTTCTGTATAATTGATACATAAACTGGATGAGTAGACCCGTAATGGTATCGGGGGCAGACTGTAAATCTGCTGTCTTATGACCTTGTTTGTTCGAATCAATCGTCATCCACCAGTTATGCGAGTATGGGGGAATTGGTAGACCCAGGAGACTTAAAATCTCCCGCTTGTAGCGTATCGGTTCGACTCCGATTACTCGTACCATTAGTTCCCTTGATTGACGGGCGGCGGAATAAATAGTCAATCACCAAATTAGGTCTTAAAGTGTTCATGGACGCACACAACACTGTCACTGTTGAAGAAGGGGATCGTTACCCCTTGAGACCGCCAAAATTTTCTTTGGTGTGACTATATTGTAATGGTAGCAACACAGATTGTGATTCTGTTAGTGTGAGTTCAATTCTCACTAGTCACCCCAAAGAAAATTTAATAATGTCCCGTTCATCTAGCGGCCTAGGATAGTGCCCTTTCACGGCATTCACACCAGTTCGAATCTGGTACGGGACGCCACTTATAAGTATATATGTCAAAAATTTCAATACAAATACCTGAAGAATTACGAATAAAATTAAAAGTAATAGCCTTAGAGCAAAATATTACATTAAATGAAGTAATAGTACGCGCAATTAAACTTAAATTAAAGGAATTAAAAAATGACGGATCGTTTTGACTTAGAACAACAAATTATGAATTGCTGGAATATCATTGAAGATATTAAATTGCTCAATACTTATGTATTGGAAGGTAAAATTGATGGTGGTGAAATGACTCAAGATGATATTTCAAACTACCTATTAGGATTAGAAACAATTTATGGTTTAAAATTTGACCAGATGTTTAATACATTTAGTACATTGGTTAATAATAAAAAAATGTAATGTCGGTGTGACCCGAAAGGCTAGGGCGCGGATTGCAAATCCGTACTATGCAGGTTCGAGTCCTGCCACCGATTCCATAACAAAGCACACTACTTGCCACTTAATTAATATATGTGGAGTCGTCTCGAGCACACCTTCCACGGGTAACTGGGAGCACCCAGCATAGGTAGTGTGTTTTTTTATGGTTGTATGAAATAGATAGAAAAGCGTTGTGGACGGGGGTGCGAATCCCCCCACCTCCACCTAATTGTTTTTGGGCATATCGTCCAAGTAGGACAGATAAACTCCGAATTTATCAAATGCGAGCGCGCATCTCGCTATGTCCACCAATATTTGTGGAATATCGAGAACAATTAGTTGGGGGTGTATAGTTTCGACATGGCGATAAGTACAAAAGTGGACAACTCGGAAAAGTGGAATCCGTTAGGACTGGGGGTATCTCGGTCGCAGAACACATCAAAAGTAAACGCAAACGACTCACAGTTCGCATTGGCAGCCTAAACGCTGACTAGGGTTTTGTCAAGTTTTCCTCGTAACAGAATAAACTTGACCCTAAATTTTATAAGGTAAAACAATGCTAGAAGACATTATTAAACTCCCAGAAACATCCAGTGAATTTTTTACTAAAAATACTGGCAATCAATATGAATTTTACCTTAGCGGAGAAATTAAATCGCCAGATAATTATACAGCATGGTTTGATGTAATCAGAAATGCTAGAGAAATGGATACTATTAAAATTTATATTAATAGTTCTGGCGGAGATTTATATACTGCACTTCAATTTTTACGTGTAATGGGTGAGTGCGAAGGTCATTTAGTTACTAGTGTAGAAGGTTCTTGTATGAGTGCTGCTACTATGATTTTTTTAAGTGGTCATGAGTATCAAGTAACACCCCATAGTCTATTTATGTTTCACAATTATAGTGGAGGCGTATTTGGTAAAGGTGGAGAACAGTATGATCAAATTCAGTATGAGCGTTCTTGGAGCGAGAAGTTCATGAATGAAGTCTATAAAGATTTCTTAACCACAGAAGAAATTCAATCTATGTTAAATAACAAAGATATTTGGATGACTTCAGAACAAGTATTAGAGCGTATCGAAAAGGTAATGAAAAAATTACATGAAGAACAACAAGCATTGGAGACTAATAGCTAAAGCGCTAGGAAATAAAGCTGGCGCTAGCGATTCAGAAAGTGATAAAATTGCTTTAATTAGATTAGCTATTGTTTTAGTATACGTTATAACAAATTTATTTATAATTGCTAGTGTAATGCATCACTGGTAGTGCGGGATTGGTATAGGGGTTGTGCCCTAGTCTTCCAAACTAGAGAGATCAGTTCGAGCCTGATATCCCGCTCCACAAGGAAACAGAATGTCTAATATATTTTTTGCAAGTGACCATCACTTTCATCATGCTAATATTTTAAAATTTAAACGAGACGATGGAACACCATTGCGTGTATTTGATGATGTTAGTCACATGAATGAATATATGGTTATGCAACATAACCGAACAGTACAGCCTAATGATAAAGTTTACTTCTTAGGTGACATTACTATGCCTAAAACAGCAGACGCATTAAAAATCTTAGGCAGAATGAATGGCGAAAAGATTTTAATTAAAGGCAATCACGATGGTTGCAAAGTATCTCAGTATATGGAATACTTTAAAGATATTCGTGGTGTATACCATATTGAAGGGTTTGTAATGAGTCATGTACCATTACATCCAGATTCATTAGATCGCTGGGGAATTAACTTACACGGACACTTACATCAAAGACAGGTATTACTGGATAATAAACATCCTGATACTAGATACTTTAGTGTATGTATGGAACGATTAGATGATTATCAACCAATTTCGTTAGAAGAAATCAAAAAACAATGCTTAGTGCGAGAACAACACTCACAATACTTTTTTGAATTTGATAAAAATAAGGGCTGATAGCTTAATGGTAAAGCGTCCGACTCATAATCGGTTGAGTCTTGGTTCAATTCCAAGTCAGCCCACCAAACCCAGCTTTAAGCTGGGTTTTTTGTTGCAAAAATATTTATTTGATTTTGATAGTTATTTTTGATATAATATAGTCTCTGAAACAATTTTAAACAGGAAATATAAAATGAAAATTTACGTTGGTTACATTGATAGCAGTGAAGTAGATGAGTTTGGCGAAGATGGTCTTATTGGCCCAACTACTGATGGTAACTACTATGGGCAGTATGTAGAATTTGGAACAAACGCTGGCGGCTTAGATGAAGTTGCTATTGGTGATGGTTGTAATCGCATGGTTCCAATTAATGTTGAAGCTCTTCCAGACCTTATTGCTGCATTGCAGGAAGTACAAAACAATGTTGAAAAAATTGCTGAAGCTAAGCGTTTGAAAAAACAAATGAAGGGTGATGGAGTAGCATATGTGGAAGATGAAGAAGTCCTCTGGGACTGGCAACAATCCTTTCAAGGTTCTGGTTGGTAATTTAACAACCGAGTGGAGACCAGTATCGTTAGAATATTTAAAAGAAATACACGATACTATCAACGCAGAATCAGACATAATTAAAACTTATGGCGACGCTTTTGATATACTAGAGTATTTAGCTAATGCTAAAGTAGTAGATCTAGAAATGATCGATGGCAATGAAAGTATTTATAAAATAAGAAAGGTAGATTATAGTGGCTAAATCTGGAAGCAAATCGCAGGATGGTTATTATAGTAGTTATAAAGCAACAAGTAAGTGGTTAAGTAATCGTAAGCGTAGGCTTGAAAAATTACTTAAGACCCAGCCTAATAACGAACAAATTAAAGAAGCTTTAAAAAATCTAAAGTATCGTAGAAAAATACCAGTAGGTAAATCTATTTGGTCAAAACGAAATATTGAAATAGCTAAATTATTTAAATTATTTAATGGCTTTGCTAGTCATGATTTATTTAGTAGTAATCCTCAAGTACAAAGTTCCGCTTTGATGGCGCGTAGAGGTAATTCAAATCATAAAGTTCCCGAAGGCAAAGTTAACTTTAGTTTAGGTGCTAGAGCGCACGACTCTAAAGGTAACTCAATATGGGGTTAATTGAATATTATATTATCTTTGCGTTAACAACTGGATTAACTAGTTGTTATTTATTTCTAGTACCTGCAATTAAAAAAGCAAAAGAACAAAAAATTATAAATAGTTTTACTGTGAATACTAATTTAAGTTACTTAATTTATATTCTTAGTACTGCTGCTTTTGCTCCATTAACTATTTTTCCTATTATATTTGATACAAGTGGTATTAAATTTATGACAGGAATTGAAAAGGTAGTACTAGAACCAAACGAATAAAAATTTACATTTGACGCTATATCTCAAACATTATATAATATATACTTAATCGAAATCAATAAAGGCAAACCATGAAATTTGTAGAATTTAAATATACTAAAACTGACGGCTCAGTCTCCGACCGAGCAATTATTGAGTTAGTAACTCCTACTAAATATATTGAAGGTATTGACGTAAGTCAAATGCCTGAAAATGAATTTGCAGATTTTTGCCGTGAGTTCTCAGCATTAAAAGCTGTTCAGCATGAAGAAACTATGGCAATGCTTAATCAATTTGATTTAAAACACAACTATCGCAAATTTATTCCAGAACAAATGACTAATGTTGTTTCGGAATTCGTATAAACATAACTAAGGAAACTTAAAATGGCAACTTGGACAGAAGAACTCAAAGCAAAAGTTATTGAAATGTATGAGACAGCAGGTCCTACACCTGAATCGTCTACAGAAATCATTAAAGATATTGCAGAAGAAATTGAAATGTCGCCTAATGGCGTTCGTATGGTACTAGTGCAAGCTGGTGTATACGTTAAAAAAGAAGCAAGCGCATCACCTAGTAAAACAAAAACTACTAGCGGCGAAGGCACAAAGCGTGTTAGCAAAGAGTCTAGCATTGCTGAATTGACTGCCGCTATTGAAGCAGCAGGTAAACCTGTTGACGAAGACATTCTCAGCAAATTGACTGGTAAAGCAGCAGTATACTTTTTGAGTGTACTGAAGGCGTAATTCAGGGCGGCTTTATGCCGCCTTTTTTATTTGAAAGGAATTGACATGGCACGTAAACGTAGTGAACTTGAAGAAGAGCTAATGACTGAAGCGAATATTATTCGAGTCATTAAGTTGTTAGAACCAACTGATGGTAAAGCTATTACTAAAAAAGATGCTTGTCAAATCCTTGGTATGGCTTATAATACCACTCGTCTATCTACTATTATTGAAGATTTTAAAAAGCGACAAGAGCGCACAGCTCAACGTAAAGCAGAATTACGTGGTAAGCCCGCTACACAAGACGAGATTATTTATATCATTAGTGATTACATTAATGGTGAGACAGTAGATGCAATTTCTAAAGCTACTTTTCGTGGTCCAGCATTTGTCAAAGCAATATTAGAAAATAATAATGTACCTATTCGACAAACTTCACACGATTATTTTAATCCAGAACTTATCCCTGAAGGAGCTATTCGTGAACGATTTCAAGTTGGAGAAATAGTTTATAGTGCAAGGTACGACTCTATTGCTAGAATTGATAGTGAGCAAAAAGATTCAAGATATGGGTGGATCTATAGAGTGTGGTTGCTTGCAGAAAAATGGAAACAGTCAGCGTACCAAGAAGCATATGAATTAGCTAGTTTAGAACACTTGCGTAAAATTGGAGTACGAATCTAATGGATGATAATATTCACTATAACAAACTAATTGAAGAAAACATGGAAAAAGGTTTTCAAGTCAGATTAGTAGTAAATGAATTTAGAGATATACAGTATATTCAACTACGTAAGTATTTTTTAACCTATGAAGGTGACTGGCAAGCTAGCCGAGAAGGTGTAAGTATTCCTGCTAGTATTGAAAATATTTATGCACTATTAGACGGATTACTAGACGTATGTGCTCGTGCAGAAGGCGAAGATATTATACGACATTATGCAGCTAAGATATTGCAAGAAGAAACTTTGACTTGATTTTCTTACCCTAAACTGGTATAATTATTCTTTAAAGAAAATATTAATCATGAAACCAACAATTGCAATTTTTATTCACAACCCACAATGTGAAACCGAATGTGCTTTAGGCATGATTGAAGGTTTAGTTAATGACTTCAATATTAGAACTTTTGGTATTGATGAACTCAATATTGACTTCTTAAAAACAGTAGATGCAGTTGCATTTCCTGGAGGTATGGGTGACGCTGATGACTTCTATGATATTTTTACAGAAGATCACATTGACGCTATTCACACATTTATTGGCGTGTATAACGGCAAGTACTTAGGTATTTGTATGGGTGCTTACTGGGCTGGATCAGATTACTTTGATGTAGCAGTTAACCTAACCATTGGTCAATATATTGAACGACCTACTAGTGACATTGATTATGAAGGACCTACTGTTGCTAATATTACATGGAATGGTAGTTCAGAAACAATGTACTTTTATGATGGTTGTGCAATAGTTGGCGATAATATGGATGTAGTTGCTAAATATGCTAATGGAGATGCTATGGCAGTTATTCAAGGCAATATAGCTATTATTGGTTGTCATCCTGAAGCACAACAATGGTGGTATGATGGTATAGAAGATAATTATAAACATAATTATTACAGATATCATCACAAAGACTTAATGGCTGACTTAGCAAAAGAACTATTAGACAATGAATAAACTCGAACAATATTTAAATTTAGCAAGCCGAATGTATTACTCTGGTACTCCTATTATTTCGGATGACCAGTTTGATCGTTTGGCTGAATCTGTTGGATATAATGCCGTTGGTTCTAAACAGCATGGCAATGTGGAACGTCACGTATACCAAATGTATAGTCTTCAAAAACATTACGAAGATGAGGGCAAGCGTCCACTAGAAGGTATCAAAGATGTTTGTTATACTGCCAAACTAGACGGAGCTGCAATTAGTTTGCTTTATGTAGACGGAATACTAGTGCGTGCATTAACTCGTGGTGATGGTATTGAAGGTCAAATTATTACTGATAAAATATTAGCACATACAGGTTTAGTTCCACATCAAATCCCTACTAAAGGTGTTGTTCAGATAACTGGTGAAATTGTTGCTCCAAGTCATATTGAAAATGCTCGTAATTATGCAGCAGGTTCATTAAACTTGAAAGATAGTAGTGAGTTTAGTACTCGTGCAGTAAGTTTCTTTGCTTATGGTGTTCAACCATATATTCGTGATAACTTTATGCAAGACTTAGACGAATTAAAGCGTTTCGGTTTTAGTGTAATTAGTGAACAAGAGTTAGATAAAATCTATCCTTGTGACGGAGTTGTATTTCGTGTAAATAATAATGCACAATTTTACGAGATGGGATACACTGCAAAACATCCTCGTGGTGCATACGCAAGAAAAGAGCGACAAGCTCATGTTGAAACAAAACTTATTGATGTTGAGTGGCAGGTTGGTAAGAGTGGTAAGGTAACTCCAGTTGCAATTTTAGAGCCTGTTTATATTGGCGATGCTCTTGTTAGTCGTGCTACTCTTAACAATCCTGGTTTTATTGAAATGCTCGATCTCCAAATTGGAGATACCGTAGCAATAATTAGGAGTGGTGAAATTATCCCTTGCATATTACACAAAGTAGATGCATAAGATTTTTAGCCAAGGGCATTTGAAATTTTCACTTGCCACAACCTGCTTAATCAGGTATAATATACTTATAAATTGATAAAGAAACTATGAGAATCCAAATACCGACAGAATGTCCCTGCTGTAATTATAAATTGGAACTGGTCAATGATCAGCTCTTTTGTAGAAACACAGCTTGTGATGCTCAGTTAAATAAAAAGCTCGAACATTTTTGTAAGACGCTTGGTGTTAAAGGTATGGGTTCACGCACAGTAGAAAAACTTGGTTTGGCTGATATTACGGAAGTGTTTTATCTTGAACCAGAACAAGTTGTTGAAGCCTTGGGTAGTGAAAAAGTTGCATTAAAATTATTGGATGAGATTGAGCGCAGTAAAATGGCTGATCTTGCAACAGTAATTGCTAGTTTTTCTATCCCATTGGTTGGTTCAACTGCAAGTAAAAAACTATGTGAAGTAGTCACATCTGTAGACGAGATCAGTTATGAAACTTGCAAGCAGGCTGGATTAGGGGATAAGGTAACTCAAAATCTTTTAAGCTGGCTTGAAACTGATTTCCAAGAGATGAGAGAGTTTTTGCCTTTCTCGTTCAAATCTCAAAAGAATTCCAATACAAGTAGTGGATCAACTATTTGTATTACAGGAAAATTATCTTCTTACAAAACTAAAGCAGAAGCCTACAAAGCATTAGAAGAGGCAGGCTACACACCAGTAGAATCTGTAACGAAAGCTACAAATTATTTAGTAGATGAAGAAGATAAAGGTAGTTCAAAACGCAAAAAAGCCGAGTCTCTCGGTATTACAATAATCACAAACTTAAATACTTTCTTGAAAGAAAATAAAAATGACTGAAAAAACCAAAAAATGGTCTGACGAAGCAGTTGCACAATTGACCAATATGGTCGGCAACCAATCCCCAGTTAGCGTTGACACTGTTGAGCACGCTGCAGAAACCCTTGGTTTCACAACCCGTTCAGTAGCATCTAAATTGCGTCAACTTGATTTTGACGTAGCTTCTATGGCTAAAGAAAAAATCAGCGCATTTACTGCTGATGAAGGCGTGGAACTCGCTGAATTTGTACAGAATAATTCTGGAACATTTACTTACAAAGAAATTGCTGAGCAATTTGTTGGTGGTAAGTTCTCTGCAAAACAAATCCAAGGTAAACTCTTGGCACTGGAATTGACAGGATCTGTTAAGCCAGCTGAAAAAGTTGAAGTTGCTCGCACATATAGCGATGCCGAAGAAGCCAAGTTTATTGCTATGGCTGAGTCTGGTAGCTTCATCGAAGACATTGCTACAGCTCTGAACAAGTCTGTTGCCAGTGTTCGTGGTAAGGCTTTGAGCCTGACACGTAAGGGTCAAATTGCTAAGATTCCTGCACAGCGTGTTTCTCATGCTAAGGAAACTGTTGATCCAGTTACTGCTTTGGGTTCTGCTATCGCTAGCATGACTGTTACTGATATTGCTAAAGCTGTTGACAAGACAGAACGCGGTCTCCGTACTTTGCTTACACGTCGCGGCATTAAAGTTGCTGACTATGATGGTGCAGCTAAGAAAGCTAAAGCAGAAGCTAAAGCTGCTGCTTAATTAGTTTTTAATTAAACAGTAGGTCGGGAGTTCATTTAGGCTCCCGACCTTTTTTACTTTGTAGAGTCTGGAAATGAAAGTAACAATTACATATCACGACAACGACTCCTTTACAGTAGAAGAAGTCGTTAAACAAGCCACACATAACTATGGCAAAGCTGCTCAAGTAAATATTATGCCTGAAAGTACAATGGCATATGATCATATTTATTTTGGATTACAGCAATTAATTACGCATGAGCAGTTAAGTTTACTTTTTGATAAAGATACTGCTTATCAACAAGATATTAAAAAATTAAGAGAATCTGTACTCTATAAAGTTACAGAAATTATTGACCAAGTTATCATTGATAATGAATCGAAAGTAGGATAATTTTGGATACATCCGCAGTAGTCCTAAATAAATTATTAAGTGAAAAGAACTTAGATATTTGGGCTCGTCTTAAATTAGTATTTTTAGATGCTGCGTACTCTTCCCTTTACGGCTCAATTAATAAATACTATGAAAAATATAGTGCCGTGCCATCGTTTGATGATCTTGAGATAACCTTAAGGGAGGGTCCAGCGTCAAAAACGTTAGCTACTCTCAGGTTAACTGAAGTACCCGATGTTTCTGCCGAAGTAGCGCTAGATGCGCTAATTGACCAATACACACAAAATGAAACCGTAAAATTATTAGATAAATTCGTAGATAAATTACCGCTTTATGACTCGAACGAGATAAAGGATAATTTAGCTAATATCGCACTAACAATAGAAGAAAAAACTCACACTAGTGAGAAAGTATTCACAATGGCGGACATGATGATGTTTCGCCACCCTGATGAGTTGGAAAAAGAACGTGTATATCTTGGGCTTAATAATACTTTTGATGCCGTGCTTGGCGGTGTGGCTCGCCAAGAACTCATTCTCATTGGGGGTAAACGAGGATCTGGAAAATCTATTACTAGTAGCAATATATTCGTTAATCAGTACGAGTCTGGTAATAGCAGTATTTACTTCTCTATTGAGATGACCGCACAAGAAACAATGGAAAGAAATCTAGCGATTTTAGCCAATGTTAACTTACAAAATCTAAAACAACATAAACTTACAGATGATGAAGTACTTAAAGTAGTAAAAGCTAGAGCAGGTATGTTTCAGGATGCTGATGAAACTATTGCAAATTTCATGAGACATAGGGATAGATTTAAGTTTGAAGAACATTTAGTAAGAAATCACATACTAAAACAAGATAATCAAATGATTATTGTTGATGATAGAGACCTGACCCTAAGTAGTATTGATCTGCATATCGGTAAAGCCAAAGCAAAGTTTGGTGATAAACTAAAAGTTGTAGTAGTTGATTATATAAATCAAATTGTCCTAGAAGGCACAGATCAATATGACTGGAAACCGCAAATTGAAATATCCAAAAAACTTAAAAACCTTGCTCGCAAATACGAAATCGTCATGGTATCTCCATACCAAATTGATGCAACGGGAGAAGCGCGTTTTGCAAAGGGTATTCTCGATGCGGCAGATATTGCGCTTACAATGGAAGCTCATGATAAAGAAACAAATGCAATCTCCTTTGAAACTACGAAAATTCGTGGGGGCAAGGAAATGGCATTCACGTGTCCGATCGATTGGGATACCTTACGCATTAGCCCACAATCTGTGGACAAACCTGCTGCAAAAGAGCCGATTAAAAAAGCAGGCAATAAAAAACAAAAAGATCAACCAGATTTAAAACAAGATGATGCATCTTCTGACTTACCTTGGAACGCATAATGATAAAAAATTATAAAAATAATACCAACTCAGAATATATAGTTGGAGATAAAGTATATCATGCCAGTGCTAGAAAGCATGGCATAGTAGTAGAACAAGTACTCAATGATGATAATTTAATAGTGTGGGGTAATGTTATTGTTGTTTACGATAATGATACTCTAGAAACACTAGTGCCCTGCTGGCAACTTAGCAGAGTTGTACTATGAGTGATCCAGTACTAGACCTTATTTATAAAAATAATCTAGCTTTTACAGTTAGTGGTAGAGATTATTTAATTAAATGTTTAAATCCAGATCACGAAGACAGTAACCCTAGTTTTAGAGTTGATAAAGTTAACGGGGTAGCACATTGTTTTAGTTGTGGATTTAAAACTAATTTATTCAAATATTATGGGGTTTTTACAAACCCTATACCAATTAAAATTGCAGCACTAAAAGAAAAACTGCAACTATTAAAAATGGGTAATAATGGTTTAGAACTGCCTGTAGGACATACCCCATATATAAAGAGCTTTAGAAGTGTTAGCCCTAAAACATTAAAATATTTTGGGGCATTCTACACAAATCAAGTAGAAAAATTGCAAGATAGAATTGTGTTTCCAATCAAAGATATTACTAATAAAATAGTAGTATTTGTTGGCAGGCATACTCTGTCAAACGGGAATCCAAGGTATATAAACTATCCTAGCGGTGTTAAAATGCCTGTATTCCCTACACATTTACCTAGTGGCTATCAGTCTATGGTTCTTGTGGAAGGTATTTTTGATATGTTAAACCTTTATGATAAAGGTTTAGAAAATGTAGTTTGTACTTTTGGTACAAATACTTTACAAAACGATATTGGTACAAAACTATTACCATTTAAAGCACAAGGCATTACACACATTTATATTTTATTTGATGGAGACGATGCGGGTGCTCAAGCAGCAAAAACTTTAAAACCAGTAATTGAACAAGAAGGTTTTATAGTAGAAATTATAACATTACCTGATAATACAGATCCAGGTGAATTAGATCAGTTTGATGTAAAGAGTATTGCTGAGTATATTACAAAATAGACTTGACAAATTAGCTTAAATACGCTATAATAAAGTATTGAATAGGAAAATTATGAAAAAAATTGCATTAATTGACAAAGCCCCAAATCGTACTCGCTATAATGATTATTTTCAATTTGAATTTGATCACTATCATATGAGTTCAGTTCCAATTACTAAATTATTGAAAAAAGATGTTGATCTTGAAGTAGATTTAGCACCATATGATTTGGTAATTTTAGTAGGTGCTGAAGCAGCTAAAGAATATGCAAAAGTTACTAGTGTAACTAATTATGCAGGTCAACTTATTGCAGATAAATTTGTTCCTATAAGCAATCCTGCTATGCTTGCATTTAAACCTGAAGGTAAACCAGACTTTCAAAGAGCAGTAGATAAACTACATAAATATGTAGATGGTACTGTAAAGAAAATGGCAGAAGGTGATTTTAAAGGTATTAATAGTACTGATGAAGCACGCGAATTTTTACAAGAAGTTATTGACAATGCTCAAGGTTACGTTGCACTAGACACAGAAACCACTGGACTTTATCCTCGTGATGGGTATGTTTTAGGCGTTTCCGTTAGTTATAAATCTAAACATGGTAGATACATCTTATGTGATGCTATGGATGAGGAATGTGTAGAGTTATTACAGAAAATTTGTAGTACTTTTACTATTGTGTTTCATAACATGAAGTTTGACTATAAAATGTTAGCCTATCATCTAGGATTGACATTTAATCGTAGCAAAGTGCATGACACTATGGTTATGCACTATGTGTTAGATGAAACTGATAGTCATGGTTTAAAACAACTTGCACTAAAATATACAGATTATGGTGACTATGATAGCGAACTAGATGAGTTTAAAAAATCATACTGCTCACAAAATGGCATACTCCAAGATGATTTTACTTATGATTTAATTCCATTTGAGACTATTAGTCGTTATGCTAGTATTGATACTGCTGTAACGTATGACCTATTCATGAAGTTCTGGCCCATTGTACAAGCTAACGACAAACTTCGTTTTGTATATGAAACAATTCTTGTTCCTGGTACACTATTTTTAATGGATATGGAAGAAGTAGGTATTCCTATTTCACAAGATCGTATGGCAGCTGCCAATCTTTATCTTGATGAAGAAATTGCTAAAGCAAAGGAAGTAGTGTATGGATTCGAAGCTGTTAAAAAGTTTGAAACAGATACTGGTAAAATTTTTAATCCTAATAGCGTTATGCAGTTACGCATTGTTCTTTTTGACTATCTTGGACTTAATCCCACTGGAAAAAAGACCGCTACTGGAGCAATCTCAACCGATGCTGAAGTCTTAGAGCAGCTTAGTGAAGAGCACGCCCTTCCTGCAGCTATTTTAAAGGTACGTCAACTTGGCAAAATCCAAAACACCTATATTTCAAAGATTTTACCAGAACTTGATCGTGATGGTCGCATACGTACAAATTTTAATCTTATATTTACTACTAGCGGTAGGCTTAGTAGTTCTGGCAAGTTCAACGCTCAGCAAATACCTCGCGACAATCCTATTATCAAAGGTTGCATCAAAGCTCCAGCAGGTTTTAAGATCGTTTCGCAAGATTTAACCACAGCCGAAATGTATTATGCAGCTGTATTATCTGGAGATAAGAATCTACAAGAAGTATTTTCTAGTGGCGGTGATTTTCACTCAACTATTGCTAAAATGGTGTTTAACTTATCCTGCAATGTAGAAGATGTAAAAAAATTATATCCTGCTATGCGTCAATCGGCAAAAGCTATTTCTTTTGGTATTTTGTATGGAAGTGGTGCTAATAAAGTATCTCAGACTGTGTCAAAAGCTACAGGAGAAAGTTATCCAGTAGAACAGGCTCGCGATGATATTAAACAATACTTTACAAAATTTAAGAAACTTAAAAATTGGTTGGAAACACGTAAAGCATTCATTGAACAGAATGGTTATACTTATAGCTTTTTTGGTCGTAAGCGTCGTTTACCTAACGTATTTAGTAGTGATAAAGGTATTGCAGCTCACGAAGTTCGTAGTGGTATTAATGCTGAAGTTCAGTCTCTTGCTAGTGATGTTAACTTGCTTGGTGCAATGGGTACTGCTAATGAAGTTATTGCAGCTGGTATTGATGCTAAAATCTTTATGCTTGTACATGATTCGATTGTTGCCTTGGTTAAAGAAGAGCAAGTAGACCAGTATTGCGAAATTTTAAAACGTAATACACAACATGACTGGGGTTGTAGTATTGCTAATCATCCAATTGGTGTTGACCAAGATATTGGTGATGACTATAGTTTTGGTGATTGGGAAGACTATTATGAGGTTGCAGGAGATCGTATTTCCCGTATTCAGGTTGGGTGAAAAAGAACCTTTAGAGCAAGATACTTGGCTTTACTATAAAGCTGAGTATAGTGACAAAGATACTGCAAAACACACTACTAACTTTCGTTTAGTAGACGATAAGTCTATTGATAAGCCTACGCTTGGTTTACGTAGGCTTATCCTTTTACAAAAATACAATATGTTCCCTATTGGAACCGCTATATATTTTTTAATAGATATTATAAAATTAGCAAAATCAACTACATGGTTTATTGATAGTCATGGAAAAGTTTTTCAACATAAAAAAACTAAGCGCGCCAAGCTGACAACAAAAAAGATTAAACAAGTTTTACCTGCCGATGGTATAGGGTGTGTATTAGAACTCGAAGGCATTGCAAGCAGATTTAAAACTATGAAACAACCCGAAACTTACGAAAAATATGCTGGAGTATTACATATGGATAATAGTTATTTACTATATGGGTATTTTGAATCTTCGCAAAAAGATAGTTGGAGATTAGTATAATGCCAAAAGCAGTAATTAGTAATAGAATTTATATGGATAATCCAGGAGTAGAGCATACTAAAGAAGTAATACGTACTCTTACCTATAAGATTCATAAAGACACAGGTTCCAAAAAGTTTCAGAGTGTAGAAACTATTAAAAATTATTCTACACTAATTAATGGTATTTTATCAATACCGCAAGGTAGACAGGATTTAATACCTGAACACTATGATTTAGTAGATAAAAGAGTACTAGTGCCTGTCCCTTTCCCAAAAGCAAAATTTGACTTAAGGGAAGACCAATTAGTAGTATACAATCAAGCTAATGATACTTGCTTTATTAATGCCTTAGTAGGTTGGGGTAAAACATTTACTGCATTACATATTGCTAAAAAGTTTGGGCAAAAAACTCTTGTTATTACTCATACTACTGCATTAAGAGACCAATGGGTAGAAGAAATTGAAACACTATTTGATATGACACCTGGTATAATTGGTAGTGGACAATTTGATATAGAAGATCATGCTATTGTAGTAGGAAATATACAAACAATAGTAAAAAATCTAGGTAAACTAGCAAAAGAATTCGGAACAATTATCTTAGATGAAGCACATCACTGCCCAGCCACTACTTTTGCAGGAACAGTAGACACATTTCACGCTAGATATAGAATAGCGTTAAGTGGAACAATGATTCGCAAAGATGGAAAACACATACTATTTGACGACTATTTTGGGCACACAGTATATAGACCACCACAATCTAATACTTTACCTCCCACGGTACATTTAGTAAAAAGTAATATTACTTTGAAGCCTGGGGTTACTTGGGTAGAAAAGATTAACGATCTAACACAGCGCGATAATTATAGAAAATTTATTAGTCATATTGCTAAACTGCATATTGATAATGGTCATACTGTACTAATTATTGCAGACAGAGTTGAGTTTTTAGAAAAAGTCAAGGAGTATATTGGTGATACGTGTCTGTTGGTTACTGGAGAAACAAGTTTTGAGCAGCGTCAAAAAGCAAAAGAACAACTACTCAATAAAGAAAAGTTGTGCGTTGCTGGTAGTAGGCAAATATTCTCTGAAGGAATCTCAATAAATATATTAAGTTGTGTAATTTTAGCAGTACCAATGTCAAACGATAGTTTACTAGAACAAATTGTAGGTCGTATAATGCGACCACATGAAGGTAAACAAAGTCCTTTAGTAGTAGATATTCAATTTGCTGGTTGGGCCGATAAAAAACAGAACAACGATAGGTTGGGACTTTATTTACGCAAAGGTTGGGAAGTTGAATCGGTATAAAAAATTCAACTTGCCAAGCCCTATCCAAAATGATATAATATATATTAAGTTTCAGTATATGACACTTTTCTTCAATCTTACCTTATTAGAAAACAACACCCAGTGTGATCCAATAAAGTTAGTTGAACAATTAAGATTACACTTTATTAGAAAATCTATCCCTAAAAACCAATATACCAAAATCAAACCGATTTTAAATTTAACGGGTAATAGTTTTCTAATAAAGCCTTCTTTATTTTTTGCTGATAAAAATACTGATATAGTATACAAAGCACAATATATTCGGCTAGCGGGGCGTAGAGATTACGCCATATACAAACATTACGGTTATACATATCTAGACCTATCTTATTATTCAGATATTGACCTAAACGCAATAAAAACAAATCCGCTAATAACAATCAAAGAAAACAAAATTTATTTCAAATACGAGGAAAATTAAAAATGGCACTAAGTTTTAAAAACACAAAAGGCAAAGCTCAATCTAATAAAGTTGAGTCATACGAGTACAAAGACGGAGAAAATACAGTTCGTCTAATTGGTGGAGTTCTTCCACGATATATTTATTGGCTAAAAGGTACTAATAACAAGGATATCCCTGTTGAATGTTTAGCTTTTAGTCGTGAAAAAGAAAAGTTTGATAATGTGGAAAAAGACCACGTTAATGAGTATTTTCCCGATGCAAAATGTAGCTGGAGTTATTCAGTTAATTGTATCGACCCTAAACAGAATAAAGTTGTAGCCCTTAATCTGAAAAAGAAGTTGTTTGAGCAAATTGTGTCAGCAGCGGATGATTTGGGTGATCCTACAGATTTTGATACAGGTTGGGATGTAGTGTTTAAGCGTCAGAAAACAGGCCCTCTACCTTTTAATGTGGAATATACTTTGCAAGTTTTACGTTGTAAAGTCCGCCCATTAACAGATGAAGAGCGTGCAATGGCTGAATCCGCTAAACCTATTGACGAAAAGTTTGTTCGTCCTAACGAAGCAGAAGTAAAAGCCTTGTTAGAGAAAATCACAAGCAATACTGATGATGAAGAAAGTACAGATAGTGCTGCTTCTGAAGCTGTCAAAGAGCTAGGTTAATCAACAAATAAAGCCCGCTAAACTTATAGCTTAGCGGGCTTTTCTGTCTTATAAAGGTCGTATGAAAGTACTATTTACAGCTGACGTACATATAAAGTTAGGTCAGAAAAATGTACCTATTGATTGGGCTAAAAATAGGTATAATATGCTTTGGAATCAGTTTCAAGCTATTCAAAGCGAATGTGATTTATTTGTTATAGGTGGTGATGTTTTTGATAAGCTTCCTAATATGGAAGAACTAGAAACATACTTTGACTTAGTAAATAGTTGTACTATAGATACAATTATTTATGCAGGTAATCACGAAGCCGTTAAAAAAGATACAACATTTCTTAGTAATTTAAAGCAAGTTACTAATAGATTAAATCCATTAGTTACAGTAATTGATGATTATTGTAAAGTGGAAAATATGGATTTTATCCCATACAATAAACTAAAACAGTTTGAGAAAGATCCTTTCCAAATTTTAGGTGATATTTGTTTTACACACGTTCGTGGAGAGATTCCACCACACGTTAAACCTGAAATAGACCTATCTATATTTGATAGGTGGAAGCTAGTATTAGCTGGAGACTTACATAGTTATGAAAATTGCCAAAGAAATATACTCTATCCTGGGAGTCCTGTTACTACTAGTTTTCATCGTAATAATGTGGATACTGGTGTTATTATATTGGATTCCAATAACTTAGAGCATGAATGGCGTAAACTACAACTACCTCAATTAATTAGAAAAACTGTTAATGTAGAAGATCCAAAGCCCGCTACAGACTATGATCATACTATTTATCAAGTTGAAGGCGATATGCAAGAACTTGGTGAGCTAGAAGATAGCGAACTAATTGATCGCAAAGTAATTAAACGAGATACAGATTCTGCATTAATTCTAGACCCAGAAATGTCTATGGCAGAAGAAGTTAAAGAGTACTTAACTTATATATTAGAATTACCAGAAGATACTATTGAAAACGTACTAAAGGAGTTTCAGAATTATGCCGACAAGATTAAATCAGAATAAAGCAGAGGTTTGGTCACAAACTAACTGTCCCGCCTGCCAAGAAGCTAAAAGACTATTAACTTCATATGCTATTGAGTATGATGAATGTATGATTGATGCTGGTACATATACTAAAAAAGATTTGATTGAAAAAGTGCCTAACGCCAGAAGCGTGCCACAAATTTTTATTGGTGATGAGTATATAGGTGGATTAGCAGAACTAAAAAAGAGACTACTAATAAATGATAACTATAAAACAACTACGATGGACTAATGCTTTTAGTTACGGGAAAGACAATAAGATTGATTTTATTGAAGCTCCACTTACTCAATTAGTAGGTAAAAATGGACATGGAAAAAGTTCAATTGCACTAATATTGGAAGAAGTATTATTTAATAAAAATTCCAAAGGTATTAAGAAATCTGATATTCTTAACCGATACGTAAAAGATAAAACTTATAGTATTGAGCTAGACTTTAATAGAGACGGTATTGACTATACTATTAAAAGTACTAGAGGTACTGCACAATTAGTAAAACTGTTTAAAAATGGTAACGATATAAGTGCACATACGGCTACTGCAACTTATAAAATGATTGAAGAGATATTAGGTTTTGATCATAAAAGTTTTGCACAAATTGTTTATCAATCAAATGCTAGTAGTTTAGAGTTTTTAACTGCTCCTGATACAGCGCGTAAAAAGTTTTTAATTGAAATTCTAAATTTAGGCAAATATACCCGTGCTGCTGAAGTTTTCAAAGAAGTAACTACAGAGTTATCAAAAGACATTGCTACAGCAAATTCTAAAGTTAATACTGTTAATAGTTGGCTAAATAAATATGAGTCTACAGACTTAAATATTAAGCCTGCTGTTGAAGTTCCAGAAATGGATTCACAGTTATATAGCGAAAGCTTAACACTGTCTCAACAACTATCTAATTTAGAATCTACTAATAAAAAGATTCAACAAAATAATACTTATAAACAGTTACAAGCTAAAATAAATTTATTACCTATTCCTGATAAACCTGAGGATGGTATTGAAAATTATCAGGCAGAAGTTGCAAAATTAAATAAAACAGTTACAGATGCACAATCTTTTGTTATAAAGATGAAAGCATTACATGGTACTTGTCCTACTTGCTTATCCGAAATTGATGAAGAAAAAGTTTCAGAATTAATTGAAGAAAAAACAGGTGAAGCTGAAATAGCTGCAATTGAAACTATGAGTTATACTCAAAAAATACTTCAAATTAAGCAACAAAAAGCACTTTGGGAACAATCACAAAAAGCACAAGAAGATTGGGAGAAGTATCATAGATTAGTTGATACTGAACTGCAGACTGACCTATTAGATAAACAACAAATAGAAAAAAATCTAACTGAGCTAGAAAATAATCTTCAGGATTTACGTAAACGTATTACTGCTGCTGAGAATAAAAATAAAGAAATTTTAGCGCATAATACAAAAGTAGATTTAGTAAGTAAACAACTAGTAGAAATGCGAGAAGAATTAGAAACTTATAGTACTAATCTTCATGAACTTAGTGAACGAATGAGTATACTAAACGTATTAACTAAAACTTTTAGTACTACAGGTTTAGTTGCTTATAAGATCGAATGTTTAGTAAAAGATTTGGAAGAAATTACTAATAAATACTTAGTAGATTTAAGTGATGGTAGATTTCAAATTAGTTTCAAAATTAATGCTAGTGATAAACTAAATGTTGTTATTACAGATAATGGTAAAGATATTGAAATTCTTGCCTTAAGTGGTGGCGAGAAAGCAAGAGTTAATGTTGCTACACTTTTAGCAATCAGAAAACTTATGCAAACTTTATCTAGTTCAAGAATTAATCTATTGATATTAGATGAAACTGTAGAAACACTTGATACTGATGGTAAAGAAAAATTAGTAGAAGTGTTACTAAGAGAAGAACACTTAAATACTTTCCTTGTTTCACACGGTTTTACACACCCATTACTGGAAAAAGTAAATGTAGTGAAACGTAATAACATCTCACAAATAGAGGTATAATATGATTTTAGAAGAAATTATTGGCGAAGCCAAATTTAATATTACTAGAAATGGTAAGTCTATTGCATTAAATGCTGGCGATTCTTTTACTGATGAAGAATATGCTACTCGTGCAATTTATGGTACTAATGGTAAAGTAGTAATTAGAGTGGATGCAAACTGTACAGTAGAACTTGGAGTTCAGTCCAATGCTGCAGCTACTCCTGCAGCTACTCCTGCAGCTACTCCTGCAGCTACTCCTGCAGCTACTCCTGCAGCTACTCCTGCAGCTACTCCTACTCCTGCACCTAAAACAGTAGTAAAATCAACACCAAAACCAGCTATGGATGAAACACCTACCAAAGAAGCGTAATGGTAGTAGATTCTAGAGCTAAAGGCGCACGTACTGAAACAACAGTACGTGATCTACTGAAAAAGCATACTGGTTTAGCTTGGGAAAGAGTACCTGGATCAGGTGCTCTTGACCCTAAACATCAGCTTAAAGGCGATTTATATGTGCCTGGAAGAACTAATCTTTGGTGCGTAGAGGTAAAAGGCTATGCGGAAGATCATGTTACTTCACATTTATTGACTAGCAAGACTCCACAATTAGTACAGTTTTGGGAGCAGACAGTTCGTCAAGGTATACAAGTTAGCAAAAAACCACTTTTAATATTTAAATTTGATAGATCAAAAGTATTTGTAGCTTTTGATGAGTTACCTAATAGCCAAAACTATAGATGCCTTTACTATAATCATGAATCACATGAGTTTTATGTAGCGCTCTTAGAAGACTGGCTAAAGTGGGAGCAACCACAATTTGTAACTTGACTATTTAGGTTAGATCAGGTATAATATTACATTAAACAACAGAAATAACCATGTCTAAAACATTTACAAAACTCACAGAACAAGAAAATACTCTGCTAGTAGTAGACTCACTTAATCTTGCATTTCGCTATAAACATAGTGGTGCTACTGATTTTGCTGAAGATTATTTACGCACAGTTCAAAGCCTTAAAAAATCATATAAAGCTTCTCATGTAATTATTGCTGGCGATATGGGCTCAAGCAGCTATCGCAAAGCTATTTATCCTGAATACAAGCAGAATCGTAAAGACAAGTTCGAACTTCAAACAGACGCTGAAAAAGCAGCTTTTGAATTATTCTTCGAAGACTTTACAAAAACATTAGAGCATATTGCTGACAATACCGATTTTCCAATCTTACGTTTTCAAGGCGTAGAAGCTGACGATATTGCAGCATATATTGTATCAAAAAAATCAAAACTTCCCGTTGACGATATTTGGCTAGTAAGCTCGGATAAAGATTGGGACTTATTAGTTCAACTTAACGTATCAAGGTTTTCTTATGTTACTCGTAAAGAAGTTACAGTTGATAATTGGAATGACCATTATGACTTTAATCCAGAAGACTACATTAGTATTAAATGTCTTACAGGCGATAGTGGTGATAATGTTGCTGGGGTGCC